AGAAAAGCACTTGATGAGTTTGAGCAGTGGCTCAGAGAAGAAGTTAATAAATACAACGGATAAGTATGGCGATTTATATAGATAGTATCATAGTCACCGCTGACGCAAGTGTAGAGCCAGTGAGCCGAACACAAGCTAAGGATTGGATGAGAATTACCTATAATACTGACGATACTTTGATTGATGAGCTTATCACAAGTTCAAGAAAGCATTTGGAGAAACTAACTGGCTTATCACTTGTCAACAAGACAATTAAAAGTTATGTAGAACTAACTGGTGAAGTACCAGCAGTTTGGATGGTGGATTTGCCTTACGGACCACTTGGATGTGTTGACTTGGTTAGATATAAGAGTGGCATCAACCTATGGGACACATTGGATGTGAATGAGGACTACGAGAAGATTGGTAATAAGTTGTGGTTCTATATGGCTGGTACTTATGAGATTACTTATCAAGCTGGTTATGGTAGCATCCCAGCAGATTTGGAGAACGACATCCTAACCCTTGTGGCTTGGATGTACGAGAACAGAGGTAAGAAAATGAACGCAGATCCTAAGCAAAGCATATCACAATATCCTTTCTGGGATGGGCTTAATTATCATCAATATAAAAAAGTAGTTATATAGTGGCAAGAAATGCATATAGCATAAGAGGTCTTAATGCTTCCTTTAAACAATTAGACGATGCGTTTATTCAGCGTATTGACAAGATTGAGAAGGAATTTAGAAAATCTATGTCTAAGATTGCACAAAATGCTAAAAGAGACGCTCCTATTGGTGTATTAGGTCCAACACCTGGCAGACTTGCTGATAGCATTAGTTGGGATGAGCTAGGGAAATTATCTTATGAATTGAGAGCTGACGTGCCTTATGCTGCCTATGTTGAATTTGGTACTGGTGATTATGCAGCAAAAGAATTAGCAAGAAGAGAAGGTGGTCAGTATTGGAGAGATGTAGCTGAACCATTTTGGACAAGAAAACCAAATGATGGTGTTAAAGCAACACCTTTTTTCTATCCAAATGTAAATAAAGAGATACCAAAATTAAGAGAAAGAATAGCTAAAATACTAAGCAAAAATGCTTGATTGTAGTAACAACGTGAGAGTGATTTATGTCAATGCCTTAAACGGCAACTTGTCTTATAATGGCAAAGATGTGCCAGTGTACGGACAGACTCCATTTGATACTACACCACAAAACTACGTAGTTATAGGAAACATAAGTGAGACAAGTGATAACACTAATCATTCATTTGGTAACAATGTAGAAGTAGTGGTTGATATTTTTAGCGAGCAATATAGAGTTAATGACTTAGGAGTGGTAGATAATATTGCATCACAAATTTTAAATATACTTATACCTGACACTCAGGTAGATGGTTTTGATGATACTTATTTTGAGGTATTCCCAATAAGTAGAACAAGTTCAAGATATTTACCATTGCAAGATGGTGACAATTATGTAGCAAGAAAAATTATAACAATAAACAATTTAGTTAACCAAAAATAAAAAGTAAAATGGGACAAGTATTAGGATCATTACAAAACATTGAAATCGATATTACCAATGTTGGTACAACTGGTTTCAAAAACCTTGTTTGCTTGAGAACATCTTCAGTTAATACAACTATGGATGCAACAACTGAGCAAACTAACTGCGGGGTACTTACAAGTGTTGCAGAGCCACTTATGAGCTTAGATTTTGATGCAATTTGCGAAGTTTCTCCGTCTGGGGCGCAAATCTCTTATGAAGATTTATTGACTTGTGTAAAAAACAAGACTATTGTTATGGTAAGAGTTCAAAACCCAACCGTAACTGGTTCAAGTGAAGGTGCTGCTTACTATCACAGATTTAGCGGATACATCACCGACTTGACTTGGAATCAATCTACTACTGAATTTATCAACTTCTCTGGAACAATCCAATCTACTGGTGCTTTGGATGTTGACCCAGCTTCTTAATTTAACTTATGAACTATACTACTATTACTATTAACGACCAAAAGGTCGGACTTAAATTTGGGATGGCTTCGTTCAGATACTTATCTGATAAGTTTAAAGATGGCATCTCTTTCGAAAATGGCGAACTAAATGAGATTGGAGTAGCACACTTGGTTTATAGTGGCTACTATAATAACTGCCTTGTAAAAGGTGTTTTGCCTGAAATGACATTTGAAAACTTAGTAGACTACGTTGAAACTAATATAATGAAGAATGAGTTTTTAGAAGAACTCAAAGGCATTATAAAAGTTTGGGGCGAAAGCGATATGATTAAAAGCAATGTTGCAGCAACCCAAGAACAAGAACCTGAGGCAAAAAAAAAGAGTTCACGTGGGAGGAAATAGAGGCTTACGCATTCGGTGAGTTGCAACTTCTTCCACGTGATTTCTTTGATATGAGTCCACGACATTTTTCTCTTATGCTGAGAGGCTATAACGAGAAGAAGGTGGATAACTATAAGCAAACAAGACTATTGATGTTTACAATGGTGCGTCTAATGGGAGACCCTAAGACTGCACCAAAGACACCAGAGGCATTGTGGGAATTACCAGGTGATGAGGTAAAGAAGCCTACTGATGAAGAGTATAGAGAAGTCTTTAATAGATTAACAAAATGGCAGAAAACATCGGAGCATTAATATTACCAATAGGAGCTGATGCGAGTCAGTTCAATAGATCTATTAACGATGTAAAGGCTGCGTTTAAAGAACTATCAAATACGATAGCATCTACTCCATTTAATTTAGTTACAGACAAACAAAAGTTAGAGTTAAATGCATTAAAGGAAACTTTAAATGTATTAACTACTGATGTAAAAGAGTTTGGTCAAGCGTTACAATTTCCTGAAAATTCTATTCTTGGATTAAAGAAAAGAATACAAGAACTGAATGACCAGAAGATTAAATTAGATCCAACTACAAGTGCAACTGAAATAGTTAAACTTAATCAAGAAATTGAAAAACTTGAAGATAAGTTAGAAAATGTAAATAACCTTGGTAAAAAAGTAGCAGTATCATCTACTGGTACTAGCAGAGGGTTTACTGATATATCAACTGCTTCTTCTAAGGCTAGGCAATCATTAACCAGCTTATCACTTGTTGCACAAGACTTACCCTTTGGCTTTATTGCTATTCAGAATAACATACCAGCCGTATTTCAAAGTTTTACAGAATTAAGTAAAGTAGCAAAAGAAACTGGCGTTAGTGTTGGTTCTCAGTTAGCTGCACAATTCAAAGGAGGTGCTGGAGCATTACTTGGTTTAGGATTAGCAATAACTGCGGTTACTTCTATTGTAACATTTGCAATACAAAAATATGGCAGTTTTGGTGCTGCGGTAGATGCTTTATTTGGTAAAATTAATCCATTAAAGAATACAATAGATAGAGTATATAAATCTCTTGATGATTATAACAAAGAATTAAAATCTAATGCAGAAATAACTGCGGTAGCAGATAGAAGTCAATCTGGTTTAGCAGAAACAATAGATATATTATCTAGAAAAGCTACTGATTTATCTACATCAGAACAAGAAAGAGGTAAGTATCTTAATCAATTAAAAGAGATTGATAAAGGGTATTTTGGTCAATTAACAACTGGTGCAGATAACATTGATAAAATAAAAATTGCTACCGAAGGATATACTACTGCATTAATAGCTAATGCAAGAGTAAAAGCATTTCAGTCACAATTAGATGCTATTGATGCTCAAATTGCACCATTAGAAATTCTAAGACAAGAATTAAAAAAAGCTGGAGAAGAAGCAGAAATATTAAGAAGAACATCTACTAAATTATTTGTTGATCCAACAGATGAAGTAAAAACTAGCTTACAAAAGAATGCTGATGAGATAGAAAAACTTTACCAAAGGAGGGAATTGATAGTTGATGGATTAGAAGAAGCGGTAATAGGTTTTAAGTCTTTAAAAACAAATATAGAAGATGCAAATAAAACAAAGTTTACATTATCAATTGACCCACAAGATTTAGATGCTGCATTTAATTTAGAAAAAATTATTTCCAACGTAACTAAACTTGGAAATACAATTTTAGATACTAATAAGCCTCTTAAAGAAAGACAAGAAGCATTAAAAGAATTAATAGCAATTAATCCACAAGTATTTAGTGGGTTAACATTAGAAAAAAGTGGGTTAACAAATTTAAAAACAACAGTTGAAGCATATACAAGATCTCTTCAAATATTAATAAAAGAAAGAGAATTTGATGCAAGAGTATCACAAATAAATACCCAACTTAGGAATGCTGAAATAAAGAAAACAGAAGATGCAGTAAAAGTAAGTAATGATAAAGTTAAATCATACGAAGATCAATTTGAAAATATCGTTAGATTAACTTATGCACAAGATCAGTATGGTAATTCTACTGATAAAATAACCGATAAATCACTTTCATTTCTAAAAGTTTTAAAGCAACAACAAGATATTAGTGCCGCAATAAACAAGGCATTAAATAATATATATGGACCAGGCACGGCAGAGGAAAATGACCCAGTAAAAAGGGTAGAAGAATTATCAAAAAGAATAAAACAAGCTAAAGATAATTTTGAAAATACTATTCGTAGAGGACTACAACAACCATTTGAAGATTTCTTTAGCACATTAATAGAAACTGGGAAGTTTTCTCTTGATAGCTTTGAGGGTTTATTTAAAGATATGCTTAAGCGTATTGCTGCACAAATTGTATCAGCTGGTATCGCTAAATTAATTAGTAGTATATTATTCCCTCCAAGTGCTGCTGCTGGTGCATTAGCTGGAGCCGCTGCTGGTAAACAAAGTGGTGGTATTATAGATGCATTAATTAGTTTGTTTGGAGGAAGAAGAGCATTTAATAATGTTAACTTTGGAGGAATAGAAGGCGGAGGTATGCAGATGAGTGGTCAAGTAGTATTTGTACAAAGAGGAAGTGATTTGGTAGGAGTATTAAATAGAACAAACGGAACAATTAATAGAGTTGGCTAAAGCATTAAAATATAAAATAGAGTTTTATAGCAAGGATGGATACCTTTGCGAAGTTGACTTTCGTTATGAAGGTTATACTGCTGGTGTTGTGTATAACTTAAATGGAGGCTCAAGACCATTTGTATTAAGAGAATTTAATACAGATGATGATTTGTTTAAGCCAATCAGACCATTACTTGCTGAAATAAATATTGTAACTAACTCTACATCAGTTAGTATAGATGATTTTTTGGCTGATCAAGATACTGATATTGAAGTAAGATTTACATTTAATGGAAGTATTTATTGGAGTGGATTTGTATTGCAAGATGATTTCCAAGAAGTTTATGAGGACCAAAATCATATCCTAACTATTACTGCGAGTGAGGCATTGGGATTATTGAAAGATAGACAGCTATCTGACGATGGAGTAGAGATAGAAGTAAAAAAGACACCATTAGAACTAATAGAACTTTGCTTACAAGATACATCTAAGCCACTTTTAGATTATACATTGATTAATAATTTGTATCATACAAGTATGACAAGTACTTTACCTGATACATCTCTTAACCAATGTTTAATTGACCCAAGGACATTTGAGACATCTCCAAGAACTTACGAGGATTGCTATACAGTTCTTGATAAAGTAAACACTGCATTTAACCAAACTATTTTCCAATATGAAAATAGATGGGTAATACAAAGAATAGAGGACCTATATACAAGTGGTAATTTAAGAGGATACAACAAATTAAGTGGTACATCAACATCTTTTAACAAGAGATTTGATATAGAGGTAGGTGCAAATAGTGAAGTAAAACCTATTGCTCCACAAATGCTTAGGTTTATTAATCGTAAGCCAAAAGAGACTATTGTAACATTTAATTACGATAGGCTTGCAGAGGTTATTAAAAATAGTTCATTTTCAAGAGGAGCATTAATTGCTACATATCCTACCGAGAAATGGTATGAGATTAATAATTGGACCGCCAATTTATTAGCAATAGAAAATCCAAAAAGAATAGAAGAATACGAATCTAAATTTGGAGCATTAATTGATAATTATATATTACTACGTGAAGCAGTTGATATTACATCTGAAACTATAAAAGTTAATTCTGGTGAAACCGTCAAATTTAGTATAGATACAAAATATGTATCAACATCAAGTTTAGCTAATCCTGACTTTGTAAAACCTACGGCAGTTATTAGATTAACTGATGGAACAACCACATATACATTAACAGAAGATGGTGATTGGACATTAAGTTCAGTTAATATTACAGTGCCATATAGTAATAAGGTTATTCAAACACAATGGAACACATTAGAAGTTGAGTCAACAAATATGCCTATTGGTGGTACAATAGAAGTTGTTTTAATTAATTCTACTAATGATAATATTAGGTATTTCAAAAATATGGAATTTGAAATTACAAATAGGGTTGATGGATTTATAGAAGGCTTAACTGGTATTGAGGCAAAGTTTGTAAAGACACAAAATATTAAGTTTAATAATAATTACGACTTATATTTAAATGATTACATATCAGAGTCTTATAAAGGATTGATTTATGAGATGGATGGTGAGACACCAACTGATTTTGAATGGTATAGGTTTAAGTATAGTGGAGAAAGGCAATCATTTAAAAAGCAAAACGCAATAGCACATTGGTCTCACGATAGATATGATAGGGATAAGATTGATGCTGCATTTTACGGACTAACTTGGGCAGATGGAGCAACAACTAAACCAATCGGTTTACTTAACACAATTAAACTTGTTGATGACTTACCCAATAAGATTTTTTACATATCTAATCTAAAGGAGATTGACTTCTATAATGCAACTTGGAATTGCACTATGGAAGAGGTATGGGATACATCAAGAGATGGTGCAGCTGGTATTACAAGACAATTATCAGTAAATGTTGATACTGGTACATACCCTGGTATTATTAACGTAAAATATTTACCATCAACAAACCCTGACTTTGAGACAACTGGTGATGATGAATTGATTTATAATGGTGCAGAACCAATTACAGAAAACTTAACGGTTACAGTTAGTGGTAACATAACCGCTTACACTGGGGCAACACCAGTTGCAGTAGATTTTATTTTAAAGAAAAATGGAGTTGCTTTAGAAACAAGAACAATATCTATAACTACGGCTGCTCCTTTCTTTTATTCCGTAAACCTATCACCAGCAACTGCTACAACTATAAATCCAAAGGATGTATTTGTTGTAACATTTTTAGCTACTCAAATAGGTAAAAGTATTGATGGCATACAATTTATAGGTGGTATATTTGAGAGTACTACTTATACTATTCCAAACGAACTTAACTACGATCCATACACCGAAAAATATCTTTTTAAATAATGGCAGATACATTAAAAGCAGAAGGGTTAGTTATAGCGGCTATGGATGGCAGTGGCAATGTCTATCCATTTGCTTGTGCTACCAATTCTAGTATAACAATAAGTGGTGAGACATTAGAGATAGCTACTATATCTAATAATGCATTTAGGTCGTTTGTAAGTGGCAGACAATCATTCACAATTAGTGGGTCGGGGCTTGCAAAAATGACTGAAACAAGTATGAATGGTATCAATTTTTTTGATAACTTTATAACTGGTACGAATACAAAATTTAAGTGTTTTTTAGACTTAATTGACAATCAGAACAACTATCAGTCTTATGAATTTCAAGTTATTATAACTTCACTTACATTAGACTCTACTTACGGAACTTTTCCTACATACTCATATACTTTACAAGGAGCAAGTCCTATCACCGACACAGTTATTAGGGACCAAGATGTTGTCTCGAGTGGCAAGGTGACGGCTGCGGCTGGTAGTCAGCCAGGTGGAACGTACAAACTTGTGGCAGTAGGTTATGGTGGCAAATGGTACTTTAACTACTCAGTTACACTTGATGGTGCAACACCAGTTATAAACTTAGGAGCTTCATTGAACGGAACGACTGTAACACATTGTTACACGGCAATATAAAAATCAATAATATGAAACAAATGATGGAAAACGTAAAGACAAGCCTTTTCGGAGCAGTAGCAGGATTGCCAATGATTTGGGAAGGTGCAATGGCTAATGATTGGAAAATGGTCTTAGCTGGTCTTGGAATGCTTTTAGTAGGCATTTTTGCTTCTGACGCTAAAAAGTAAGAGATGGAGCAAGGGGTGATTGTAACGATAATTATTCAAACTATTGCATTTGCAATGGCATTGTCGAAGATGTTTACGGATATGAAGATTAAGTTGAGAGAACTTGATCTTCGTGTCCGCACCCTTGAGAAAAAAGAGGATGAGATTGGTGAGAAGTTAGGGAAGATTTTCGATGCTCTGCAAGACATAAAATTGGAATTAAAAGATAAGGTAGATAGAAATT